TCATATCTTCCTCGTATTCTTTTCTATCTTACCCAGTCGCTCATTCATCTCGTAGAGTTCATGCGTGTTCTTTGTGATGTTCTCCAAATGGTCGATGGCTAAGAGTGATATGTTTCTGATTTCTTCTGTCTGTTGCCTGATAGCCGTTGCCGAGAGTGTCAGCGTACCCATGTTGGTTTGTATCGTGGATAGTGTTTCCCGAATGACGCTTGTATCCATCTGTACGGCTGTAAAGCGTCCGTTCAACTCATCGATGCTGTCCTGCGATGCAGTGGCAAAGCCTTGTTTCGTTCCGCCTTGCTGCGAGCTTTCGCCCGTGTCAAGCGACTTCAAAAAGTCTATGTCGTTCTTCATTGCTGCATAGATGGCATCCCTGTCTTTCTGCAAGTCGGCAATCTCATCATCATCAAGTTGTCCGTCGTTCTCCATGTATTTTGCCCATTTCTCATAGAGTTTCTTAATCATAGGGTCGTACTTGTTTGTCATCAGTGCTTCCGCTATGCTGTCAATGAGCATCTTATTGAAGTTTTCGGTGAAGTCGGCAGCGGACATTTCCATATCCGTAAGGCAGTCCTTAAACTCGTCTCTCAGACTATCAAATGAGAAGTTGGTCAGTTTCTCGTAATAGGCTTCTTCAAGTTCTTCACGCTGTTTGGTATAGTCGATATACTCGTCCATGAATTTCGCTGCGTCCTTGTGCCCATCGTTTGCATAGTCCTTGATTTTTGCGTACAAGTCGGGAGCATCGGTAGCAACCTTGCGCATCTGCTCACTTGTCAAGTTCCAAAAGTCGCTTGCGCTGCCTATGGACTTCCCGACAATCTTGCTGATACGCTCCCATTCGGTTTTGTCCATCGCTTCATTGATTTTGTGATTAGATGAATGTTTGCCACCAATTCCGAGAAAACCATTGCTGTATGCCTTTCCGCTTCTGCTCATTTCCTCTTGTGTGTTGGCTTCGGCTTCTGCAAGCAACTTCTTTTGGTTTTCGTACAAGTCGGCTGCATCGGTCATGGCGGTGTCATCCAACTTGTCGGTCAGTGCTTCGATGGCATATTGCAGTGCTTCATTTGTCGCTGTCAGTCGCTCGATGTCCTTTTCAAGGTTCTTGTCGCTCTCTCCACTGCCGAACCAGGAAGAAAAGCCACCAAACGTAAGAGCATCGAATATTTTGCCTATACCGCTAAGAATACTCTCGCCAATGGTCTTGAATAGGTCGCCCGAAAAGATGTCGTCTATGATACCGCTAATGGCGTTAAAGACCGCATCAAGAATGCCACCGATGACTACGGATAATCCGTCTTTGAATAAATCAATGATAGAGACAATCCAACCTACGATAGGCACATTCTCCAAAGTGTCTGCTACTTTGCCGAATGCTTCACCGAGTTTGCCACCGATATTCTTTGCGCCTTTGCCGAATTGGATAAGACCCTCATAAGCACCGCTAAGACTTCCCGATGAAAGTTTCTGCAAGCCGTTCATCACGTTGCTCATGCTCGTTTTCAGATTGGTTGCAGTATCGGTAACAGTCTGCTGTGTTTCGGTCGCTATACCTTGCATCGTCTCCACATTTTGCGCTGCTGCATCTGCGTCTGCTTGTGCTGCATCTACTGCATCTTTGGCTGCTTTCTGTTGGTCTTCCGTACCAGTGTTTAACGCTTCCTTGTAGTTGTCCTGCGCTTGCTCCAAAATGGCATACTTTTGTGCATAGTCTTTCTGCGCATCTTTGAGGTTACGCATGGCTTTCTGATAGGCTGTGATTTCTGCGCCTAACTTCTTAAAGCTGACCTTATCCGCACCGCCCAACGATTGTTCCATCTGTTGTATGGCTTCGATGAGTGCTTTTTGGCTTGCTTGGTCGCTGTTCTTGAACTGATCCGTCTTAACGTATCGCTTTGCGTCCTCCAATGCGGGAGTAATAATATCTTTGAACATACCGCCAAATTCACCGAATACGGTAGTCCAATCAATATTGGCTTTGAGTTCCGTCGCTTCGATGTTCGAGAGTTTCGAATCACTTTCTTTTTGCAGCGAGAGCCTTTCGCCCTCTGTCTGCGCATCTTTGATTTTCTGTGCATATTCTTTGGCTATTGCGAGTTTCTGCTGCTGATAGGTGCCGTAGGTCTGCAAGTAATCACGCATACTCTCAAACTCTTCTGTTACCAAATCAGTACGGGCACGTTTCTGTTTCTCCTGCAATCGTTGTAGAAGAACATCAAACTGCTTTTGTATCTTGTCAATCTCCGATTGGTCGATGTTGGCATCGGTGAAGTTCTTTTTTACATAGTTCTTGTTACGGGCTGCTTTCGTGTTCTCGACTGCATCAAAGTATTGCTTCTGTCGCTGTATCTCAGACTTGATGGCGGATTCCATCTGCTGTTGCAGTTGGTCTTGCTCTTTCTGTTGGTCGAGTTCCAACTGCCTGCGCCTTTTGGCTGCTGCGTCCACTTCAAGGTCTATATTCATCTGTTCCTCTTGCTGCTGCAAGTCCTTTTGCATCTGTTCACGGGCTTGTGCGCTTTCCTGCAATATCTTCTGCACTTCAAGTTCCGCCTTTTGCACCTTTGCAGCACGTTCTGCTGCGGTCTCGGTATGGCTTTTGTGTGATGATGAGCCTTTGCCCTCTGCTTTGTCAAACTTGTCTTTCTGTGTGTTGAGCCGTTTGCGCAAAGCGAGTAATCGCTTCTCATCAGCCGAACCGCCCTCTGCGGTCTGTAATGCTGCGTTCACTTCTTTCAGCAAATCTGCAACACCCTTACGGGTCTTCATTGCAGTAACCATACGGCTCTCCAACTCGTTTTGTGCCTTTGCAATCTCATTGTTGCCCGTGAGATTGGTATTGAAGTTGAAATTACCATTGAAGCCCAATGTTGGCTGATTGCCCATATTCAGACCGAGTTTCGGCTGCAAATTGAGTGTCGGCATTTGGTAGTTTAATCCCATAATGCCGTTGCTCGTTTGGGTTATCTGCCCATTGAGGTAGAGCATGTTGTTGATGAGCGTGTTTGTCTGATTGATAGCATTATCAAGTGATGAGGTATTGACGAATGGCGTTGCGGTTATACTACCGAGCATTTGTAGGTTCTGCTTGGTCGTGGTAACTTGCTCGTCCGCATTGTATGCAGCCTTGAATAACTCGTCAAACGACATGGTGGTTACATCTACGGCTTCGGCTTCTTCATTTGCACCATCGCTGCTTTTGCTGTAACTATTTATGAGGTCATCACGATACTTGACAATATCCCTTATTCGGCTGATATAGTCATCCAAAATATCCACTTCGTAAACATCAGTACCATGTGGAAGCATTGTGCCGTCCGCTGCTGCAAAATCTTTCGTGATATTCAAGCCGAGGTCTTTGTACGCCTGCTGTATCTTCTCATTGATTTGCTTCAAACGTTCCTCATAGGCATCACCCGTGAGCTTTGACAATTCCTCGCTTTCGCTTTCCATTATAGAGCCGATGATGGTAGCAAGTTCTTCTGCTCGTTCCTGGTACTCGTCTGCGTCCCAATCGTCAAAAAGTCCCGAGCTGTCCCATTCGGCTTCTTGCAGGGCTTTCAGCAACTCATCTTTCATTTTCTGCGTCGATTTGCTGATGGCATCCTCGTATGATTGTATCTGGTTCGCCTTTTGGCGTTCCTCACCCTCTTCTTTGATTAAGCGGATAACTTCTTCACGCTGTTCATTCAGTTGCTCCAACTTGTCACGTTCTTCATCAATCTTAATGCCGTATTCTTCATAGATTTTGCAAAGTTCATCTACTGCATCTTTGTGTACCTTGCTCTTTGATGAAGTGTTGGAAATAACAGCCATAAGGGTCTCCACACTGCGGAGCTCCTTTGTTGCGCTTTCACCGAAACGGGTAACACTTTCAGAAGTGCTATCCATAGCGTCATTAATGGTCATCAGAGCCCCTGCGACCATCGTAACACCCATAAGTATTATACCAACGGAATTTGTTGCCCACGCTGCCTTTAATGCGTTCATGGCTCTTGTCAAACCTTGCGTGCAAAGCGTGAGAAGTGTCGTTGCTGCACCATTCGTTTTCTTGGCGATGGTGTCTCTTTGTGTGGTGAGAGTGTTTACTTGCTGTGCTGCTGTTGCCGCCTTTGTCTTGGCTGCAACCTCTGTTTGGGTCGCTGCATTAAGTTTCTCTTGGGCAGCGTGCATTTTCGTTACAAGCACGTCTTTTTCTTTCTGCAATGTTTCTGCTGTCTGCATGGCATAAAGCCCCTCCATTGCAAAAATTTCTTCTTCTTTGGCTTGTACTTCTGCCTGTGCCTTTTGGTATGCGAGTTGTGCGCTCATGCGCTTTGTCGTGGCTGCATTTGCTTCCGCTTCACTCTCTACGGCTGTAGCCTTTGCACTCTCTATCTTGGCTTCGAGTTCCAAACGCAATGCTTGTACTTCCTGCGCACGGGATGCGGACATTCTGCCTTTGCTAACGGCTGATTGCAGGTCTGCATCAATCTCCATTGTTTTCTCTGCAACAACCGCCTTTAATTGGCTAATCTCGTAATTGTATGCAGAATTGGTATATGCGGTAGTAGCCATGAGAGCAGCCTTGTACACGCCATAAGTGGCTACAAGCGTTCCAATGGCTTCTGCAACGGTTTCGTAATTCTCTACAAGTGTTGATGTGGCACTGAGCGCACTATTTATCACGCCCTCGTTATTCTGTCCTATCTCGTTGAACATCATATCGAAAGCGTCCTCAATGTTGGCAATCTGTCCCGAAATGGTCTTACTCTGCTTATCCATAAGTCCACCGAACATACCGCCTGCATCTGTAAGGTGTTCGATGACTTTCTGAATTTCGGGGAAACCTACCTTACCTTCCTCGACAAGGTCTTTCACTTTGTTCTCAGCGACACCGAATTGTGCTGCAAGTTCTTTTGTCAAAGGAATACCACGACCGACAAACTGATTGAAGTCTTGTGTGTACAAGCGTCCCTGCGTCATGGTCGTACCATACAGATACACCAAATCACCGAGCGGAATGGAAAGACCGGCTGCAATGTCGCCCAGGCGTATAAGTGTCTCATTCACTTTGTCGGCTTCAAGACCATAAGCAAGAAGTTGTTTAGCTCCGCTTGTTACCTGCATGAGGTCAAACGGGGTTGTGGCTGCTGTCTGCACCATCTGAGCCATGAGGGCTTCGGCTTTCGATTTGCTTTGCAGCATGGTCTCCATAGCCACTTGCAGTTTTTGGAACTCACCACGCACATCTGCAACCTTGGATGCAAACTCTTTCAAAGAATATGCAGCACCGAGTTTTGCAAGTGTACTATCAATGCTGCCGATAGCGTCATCCATTCGTGCGCCATCGGCTTCCACATTGTCCGCCAACTGCTCAAAAGCTCGTTGCGAATTTGCTATCTGTTGTCTTAGTTTCGTGTCGTCAAGTTCAACACTGAAACCAATTCTGCCCTCATCGTTGTTCATACGAATATCTCTTTGTCGTCGTTACTGAAATTGTTTGGATTGTTGGCATCAAGAGCATCATCCCACTCGTCCTTTTCATCGTCATAGTACGGTGTGGCTTTGGTATAAAGCACAAGGTTCTCGTGACTGATGTCATACAGAATGTAATCGGGAGTTGTGTTGAGGTTCTTTGCCCATCCGAGTACTAAACCCCAGATGCTGTCTCCGCTTCCTTTGTCTTTCTTAGAAGATTTACTTCTGACAGGGAAGCGGTAAGCGCGAAAAAATCCCCGAATTGGGACTCTCCGAGACGCTTCACGATGATATTGTTCAGCGTCTGTGGTGTAACCTCATCAATCAGTTTGTCGGCTAAGAAATCGACTTCTAACACCTCTATGGATTTTGTTGTGGTGTCAGTTACTCTACGGAACTTGCTCCACGACCAATGCTTGTTTTGCTCTGTCGTTGTCTTGCATACCTTGCGTTGCTCCTTGATGCGTTTTGCACCGAGAATGAGCGTTGCTGCAATTTTTCCTATAACCGACAAATCCTTAGCAGTGCTAAGGACTTCATACAAGGCGTTTTTAGCGTCATTATTGACTATTGGCATAGTCGAAACAAGTGAGGATATAAGAATGAGCGTACCAGTCGTGGGAGGAGCAATAGGATATTCTTTGCCCTCGATTGTTATGCTGTCCGTTGCTTTCTCCAAAATGGCATCAGCAACCTTTTTTTCGATTGTTTCCATGTGGATGCTTTGATAAATTTAGATAGGGCAGCAGGACTTGAACCTGCACCTCATCCATGCGGATGCGCTCTGTCATTGAGCTATACCCCTGCGATACGAAAGAAATTTGTTACTCGCTACCTGCTGCTTTGGTGAAGATAGAGTACCAATACCCTGCATCGCCCTTGATAATCTCAAAGTCAATGTCGGCATAGTTACCGTCCTCTTCACTCCAGCCAGGCTTGTAGGTGATGCTCGTCTTTGGTGCTTTGATACCTTTGGCTCCCGTGTTCTTCGGGGTGATTTTCAGCGACCAATCGCCATCTACAATGTGAGTGCTCACCTTGAAATCGCCAGTGTCAGCACCATCCGTTGAAACCACCTCACCGAGACCGAGAAGTGTAAGCAACTCGTTGGTCGGCTCGATAACACGGGTAGTAGCCTTGAATCCACCCTCCTGCGTCTCTTTTGCGACCGTCTCACCACCTGTGGCTTTCATTTCAAGCGACTCACCATCGGACGGCTCCAATGTTGAGGACTTGTCTTTAATCGTACCGATGTCGGTAAGCGTTTCAGCCATAGTGTCATCGTCTTTGGTCTTGCCAATCTCGAATTTGCACTTTGACCACGCCATGATGATTTTCTTTGCCATAATCGTAATGATTAAAAAGTTTTACGTCTGTAATGTAATCGTATGTTGATGAAGTATTGCTCAATGCCATCAGCAGGATAACTCCGTGGTGTCTCGTCTTTCTCAAATAGATACTCGTCGCTCTCCAACGAAGAAACCATGCTGTTGGCAATTTCCTCTAATTGGTCAATGCGAGTGATGTTCGGGACGAGTTCACCATCCCCAGATGGGGACTTGATATTGGGGACATAGATGTGTATGAGAACGATACCCGACTGCTCTTGCCCGTCAATTCCCGTTAGGAATTTGACCACAATGTCCTCAGTCTTGGCATTCTTCGGTCTCATGCCATCACGATACGCCACACCACCGATAACGGCTTTCAACTCGCTATCACGAATGATGCGGAACACGTCCTTTTCTATCTGTTTCTCTGTCTTTTCCATTACTTGCACTTGAAACCTAATGAGGTGAGTAACTGCTTGACAAGAATGGGGGCTTTCTGCTCAGCAGACGAGAGAACGACATAACCTTTCGCTTCCACATATTCGGCATAGTTCATGCCTGCGGTAACGATAAGGCAAACGCCTTTCTTGCTTGCACTCTTGATGCGCTTTTGCAGGAACGCAAGTCCCTCCGAAACGCCCTCGTCTCCATTCTTGATTTTATCAACACAATCTGATTGGATAATCTGTCCGTTCATCAACACGGCATAACCGATAGAACTTCTTAGATTACCCGTTTGGTCTTCATACGAGCCATTATTTCGTGCTTCGATGATACACTGCTCACCGACATTGCAAAGCACGTTTGCAACCACACGGAGTTTGGCTTGACCCTCTGCCATAAGTTTATCCGTTATCACACGGATTGGTGTTGTCATTCTGCCGGGCATCACACAATGATTTTTACACGATCCATAGTTGTCGTGATTGGCTTACCTTGCACGGCATACTCTCCGAGTTCAACATCATGCCGTACCAACCTTACCCTATTGGTGTCAATGGGGATTTGGCTGTTCTCCACAAGCACCTCGTATGATGCCTGGTTGAACTTGCCGTCCTCATATCGTCCTTTAGAGTTGTTTGTTACGGTCTTGATAGAACACGAAACGGGTGTACTCCAACTGTCCGTGCCCATGATAGGCTCTCCGTCCTCGTTGAAGCCACCCTCTGTATGCGTGAGATATTGCAGATAGCCGTTTGTTCTCATAATCTTACCATAAATCAGAACCGCTGTCAAGCGTGATTGTTCCATCAACGAACTCAGAAGCATCAAGCCCTGCTTCACCGCACCAAAACATGATGCTGTTCTTCACGGCTGCTACATCTATTGATGCGGAAATACCATTTTCAGACCGACTTGTCTCTACCCAGCCTTTGACTATAACAATGGCTTCACGGATAATGGCAGGGTCTTTAACGGCTGCTTCTGCATCGGTATCAATTCCTGCGTTGTGCAAGGCGAGTTGAAGAACATCGCTATCCACATAGCAGGTATTGCAGATGAGCTTGCACTGAGCCCGTAATGCTTCTAAGTTTGTCATTGCCATTAGTAATCTGTTTTAAGAGTGTAGATGTTCTCCATTTCAGTGATTACGGGCAATGAGAGAGACTCAGCCTTTGTGAACTCACCCTTGTTAGCACCCTTGGTTTCACCAACGTGCCACTGCGATACACGGATGCGTCCGTAGTTGGAGTAGGCCACATCGCTTTCGGGGTTCAATTCGTTGTCTGAGTATGCGTTCTTGACCATACCGAGCTTGCCACTTGGCACAAACACGATGTTGTTTGCGTTCCACGGAGTGAGCGTTACAAACTGGTTGCCGCCCTTGTGGATGCGCACGTGTCGCTTCATCTTCTCGAATGTAGGATAGCCGTTGCTCTCCATGTACTCGTTGATGTCTTTCAACTGCACAATCTTTGAGGACTTGTCAGTACCCCAAATCATCTGCTTCATCTTCTTTGAGCGACACATGTACGAGATACGGGACGGAGCGCAAAGCACCTTGCCGAGGTTTGTTCGGTCTTCTGCGAGGTCGAGAATTGCTTGGATATCCTCCATACAATCTACGGTCTCCAAATTGTCTTCAGTCCACTTGGTTTCGGACTGCGCAATGTTGGTAGCAGGCTGATTGAAGTTGATTTCGCCACGGACACCGCCCTCCGGGTTGTTGTTCTCGTCAAACTTGAATACACCACAATTTGAGAGAGCACCAAGGAAGATGATATCCAATTTGGCTTCGACACCATTCACCACCCATGTAACATCGCCCCACATCAGTTTGATGAGTTCTTTCTTCTTCTGCTCGTCCGAAATGGACTTGCTATCGAGAATTTGCAGGATTTTACGATAGTCCTGCATAGACATCGGGCGTGTCATGGCATGGTTCAGCACACGCTCCTTGACTGTCTCCAAACCGTTTGAGCCAATGATTGGCTCTTTTGAAGTCTCGCCAATGGTAGCTGCTGCGACCGTGATGTTGTACTTGCCGATGAGTTCCTCAAAGTCAAGTCCTACGGTCGGGGTGTCCCAATCCAAAAACTGACGGTAAATCACCTTGTCGAAAATCTCCTTGTTCAGCTTGGATGCTGCATCAAAGCGAGCCTGCACGTTTCTTGTCAGTTCACCATATAAGGAACTGAGTAATACTGGTTTTGGCATAATTCAATGATTTACTGCTTGATGAATAAAATGTTGTGATTAGTCGCCATGCAAGGGCTGTTGTCTGCGAGCCAACTTGCAGGGAATGGTGAGCAAATGTCTTTCAGCACCATTGCAGACCATGCGACATCGAGAGTGCCGATGCCCTGCTTACGGGACTCAAAGTCTGTGCCGAGCACCATGTTAGCGACATGAGCAGGGGAGTAAGTGCTACCGCCATCGTCTTTGACTGCTTCTTGGATGAAATCATCCTTTGCAAGTCCCGTGATGGCTGCTGACAACTCCACTACATCGTAGTCGGGGTTACTGCGGTCAACGCTCTTTACGGTAGCGGCAGCATCGTTCTTGCCGATCTTCATTACCGTATCACCTGCGAAGAAGTTGTTACGCTTGCTCACGCGCGGTTTTGAGGTTGTACCACCGTCCAAAACCTTGCCGACCTTTACGATGGCTGCGGACATCGCATCGAAATCAACAGCGATGAATGCTCCACGCTGCACTACCTCACCGACGGGGATAGTCTGGACGGGCTGAAAGCCACCGGGGAGCATTCTCACCTCTTGTCTCCAAAACACATCCATGTTGCCGGGGATAGCTTCTCTTTCAAATTTGATAGCCATAAATGAGGATTTGTTAAGTGAATAATATTACAGCGTTTTCGCCCATGCTTCGGCGTCATCCTTAGCTGCTTGTTCGGATGATGAGGTGATGTCCGCTTCATCGGCAGGCATCAGTTTTTCGGTCACAAGGTCTTGCTTGAAGTCCGTAAGAGCCTTTTCCAAATCTGCATCTTCTTCAAGACTAAAATGCTTCATAAGGGCTGACGGTATGCCGAGCCTTTTTGCCGTGGAGTTGATGAGTGCCGTTCTCTCAGCCTTTGACTTCTCCGACTTCAATGTGGCGTTCTCTGTTTCAAGGTCTGCCAATTTCTTGTCGGTAGCGGTCTTGTACTTCTTGAACCATTCGGGCTCATCTTCCCCGTTATTTCCCTCTCCCGGCTTATCTGCAGGTTTATCCGGGTTTGGTTTCTGCGCCTTGCGTGTCACTTCTGCTTGCATGAGCTTCGCATACGATGCCAACGAATCCGCACGTTTCTCGATGCCCTCTTCCGAGGTATCATCGGTAATGCCCTCGCTACCCGTTTTGCACAGGTCCTCGATGGCTGTCTTTGACAATCCAAAGTCCTTACACTTGGCTTGTAAGACGGTTAAAAGTTTCTTGTTCATAGCCTATGAAAAATTACGTTAAAATAATATTGCCACAAATTTAGTGATATTTGTCGAGAAAACGCCTAACAAGCGCAATTTATTTTCATTTTATTATTAGTTGATATAGAGAGATTTATGGATTTTGGATAAAAATAATTATTGCCTTTATTGGAAATCTGCCACTAAAAACTTGCATACATAAAATAAATGCCATACCTTTGCAGTATCAAATTTAGAAATAAACAAAACGCTTAACAAGCGCAATTAAAAACAAAACAGATATGAAAGCGATAATTACAATATCCCTCGGACAGACACGCAAGGCAGGTGACGCTATTGAAGACTGCCACATGATTTGCGACCAACTTAGCCAAATGGCTTCTAACGAATGGGAAACAGAGTGGTACAATGAAGAGGACGAGAGCGAATGTGACGCTCACAACCAACTTATCTATGATATCCAAGACTTGTTCCGTAGAGCAGGAGTTAGCGAATATGATATTGATGAAGTAGAAGAATAACAATTAGATAAAAACGCAATACAGATATGAGCAATCACAATTTTCAAGTATTAGGATTTGAAGCCGACATTACGGTGGTAATCCCTAACGATGCAGAAGCATTTTTGCCTATCGTTATCAAGAATGGTAATCTCTATAACCCAGAGAATGGTTTCAAACCTATTGACCCGAAGCCAAAGCAGAAGTCTTTGTCTGCAGATCAGCAGGAACGTGCAATGGCTATCATCAACGATGCAGCTACATGGTGGAAACCTCAGAGTGTTGCAGCTCCCGTTGCAGAACAACCTACTGAGCCTGCTACACCGATACAGCCAACGACACCGCAAACAACCCTTGAAAGTCTTATCGCTAAGAGTGTTGCCGAGCTGTCAGTGAACAGCGTTATGGAGACTGTACAGCCTTTTATCGAGAAATATGTGGCTGATAACTTTGGTATTCTTCCTAAGACCATCGAAGTCAAGACTGAGACCGATACAAAGAAGGTTACGGGTTACACGCACCATGAGTTTGAGACCGTTCTTAAACTTGTTGCAGCAGACATCCCCGTTTTTCTTACGGGTCCTGCCGGTTGTGGTAAGAATGTTATCTGCAAGCAGATTTCAGAAGCACTTGGTAAAGAGTTCTACTTCTCTAACGCTGTTACGCAGGAGTACAAAATTACGGGCTTCATTGATGCAAATGGCAAGTATCAAGAAACGCAGTTCTACAAAGCGTTTACGCAGGGGGGGTGTTTTTATGTTGGACGAAATGGACGCTTCAACTCCCGAAGTGCTTGTGATACTCAATGCAGCAATCGCTAACCGCTACTTTGATTTCCCCATAGGTCGTGTTGAAGCTCATCCCGATTTTCGAATTGTAGCAGCAGGAAACACATACGGAACTGGTGCCGACATTGAATATACGGGACGTTTCCAACTTGACGCATCGAGCCTTGACCGCTTTGCGATAATCGAAGTTTCGTATGACAATGATATCGAGTTAGCAATCGCAGGAGGTGACAAAGAAGTGATTGAGTTTATTCACGCTTTCCGCTCAGCTATCGCTGCTGCCGACATCAAGTTTACGGTGTCATACCGAGCCATTGAGCGACTTGTAAAGCTCAAAGGAATGTTCGACACACAAAAGGCTATCCAACTCGCAGTATTGCGTGGTATGGAAAAAGACGATGCAAAAATGGTGGCAAAGAACCTCCCCGAGATAAGCAATCAGTATATCTACGAACTCAAAAAGATGTTGAAGAAATGAAGAACGGAGCATTTGTAACAGAAACATTCAATGGTGTTAATGAATTCCTGAGTGTGATAGGAAAGCGCAGTCCGAATAACGTGTTCAAAGGAGAGAAACTTTCAAGCGAAAAATCTGACTACGAGTTTGTCATGACAAGTAGCTATGCAGAGAGCGAGGAACTAATGGCAAAGGGTTACAAAGATGGTCTCAATGATTTGCAGAAAAGCAAATCAGTAAAAGTGAACCGAACAACCAATATCCGAAAGAACATTCCACAAACTGGTATTGTTGGATATGCGCCACATGTTCCGAATGCGATAGCAGGAATTCCTCAAAGCATGATTGCGCAACAGAAGATTGAGCAGCGTGCAAAGGTTTTGACCATCGTGTATGATGGTGGTGCTTCGGCAGATGTGGATGCAGAAAGGTTTGTCTCAGCAGGAAGACATGTGCTTGACTTGGTTCAGACATTGGAGATGCAAGGCTATCGTGTCCGTGTCGATATTCAAGACGCTTTCTGCACACATAAAGAACGTGCTATATGCAGAATTACGGTGAAGAACCACCGCCAACCGATAAATCCACTCAAAATGTCATATCTGCTTATACACCCTTCATTCTTTCGCAGACAAGGATTTCGGTGGTTGGAGACGGTGCCCGAACTGACAAATCCCAATTTCGCAGACGGATATGGCAGACCTCTGTATTGGCAAGTTGATAGCGATGGTGCATCAACAGAACAGATCCGTGAGTATCTTAAACAACACAGATTGTTAGAAAAGGACACGTTCTTCACTAACTTCTATGAAGCAGAGAAGCATTCGGCTGATGAGCTTGTAGAACTCATGGGGATTAAGAAGAAATCAAGTAAGTAAAACCGCAGGGCTTCGGCCCTGCCTAAAACCAAATACAAATGAGCAATGTATGTGACAACTGCACCAACTGCAACTGCATGAAATGCCCGATATTTTCACATGAAGTGTATGAAGAATTAGGGTATTACGAAACAGACGAGACAGACGAAGAATAGTTTAACCAGGAGGTTAGTTCTCCACAATACGCAATAACAATGAGACAATCAGTATCCGCAATCAAAGACCTTGCCAATAGAGCAGGGCAGGGTATCAGCATGAACCCGGAACGCATGGGCGCAGACCTTTTGCAAGAGTGTGAATGTGGCTTAAACGCTTTTTTGGCACAAATTCCCGAAGAGCTGCAAGACGAGTATGAGAAACGATATATCGCTAAGTATAGCGAATGGCTGCACGCTATGAGTCGTACGTTCTCAGTGATGGTAACGGGAGCAGGAAACTTCAACAACCGCAGACATCAGAAGATGAATGATTACGAGCGTTCGGCACGTGAGCGTTTTGAGACTTGGAAAGAGAAGGTCGTGAAGCGTGTAAACCGCCAACAGCGTTTGGTCGGTTGGGAGGAAGTCGAGCGTTTGCAGAACAAGCTCGATACGCTAACTGAGCTGCAGGAGAAAATGAAAGCAGTGAACAAGATCGTCAGAAATGGCAAATTGTCAGACGAAGAGCAGCGTGAAGAACTTGAAGCTCTTGGTTTGTCCGCTCGCACCATTGAAGAGATTATGAAGGGTCCGCATTACTCTTTTGAGAAGAAAGGATTTCAGACCTATCAGCTATCCAACAACCTTGCCAAAATTAAGGCAACCGAGCAGGCGATTAAACGCCATACAGCGATGGCTACAGCGGAAGACACAGAATTTACCTTTGACGGTGGAAAAGTCGCTGTATGCAACTCAGATGAGCGTGTACGGATATATTTCGATGATATTCCCGACAAAGATACGAGGAATATGCTCAAAAGTAACGCTTTCAAATGGTCGCCAAAGAACAAGGCATGGCAGAGACAACTCACTCCATCCTGCATGAGAGCAACGAAAGAGATAGTCGCAAAGTTGAACAATAAATAACAATAGATATGGAATTGAACGGATTAGCATTTGTTTTCAAGATGACTGAGAACGAAGACGGTAATGTTAGCATAACTGCCGAGTTTGTTAGGGACGGAAAAGAAATCACTTATCAGGACGTCTCTATTCAAGACAAGTACAACTTCTGTATGGCTTGCAAAAACTTTGCAGGGGTACTCGCAAATATCATACTCATTGAGGGAAAAGATAAAGAGGGTAAATAACAAAAAATGCAAAGGTACTTGCAGATGTTAAACATTTGCCGTACCTTTGCATATCTCTAACAAAGAAAGGAATAAAAAATGGGACGCAAAATCTTACACGTTGAATTGAGAAATCCCATCGATGGTGAACGGCATTATTACTTTGGCTCGAAAGCTGCCATATTTCAGCGTTTCACAGCCGAACAAGTCGGTATAACATATTTCTCATTGAAGAACATCAGTATCACAAAAGAAACTCCGTATGTGAACCGATATTGCACAATACGGCAAGGAGAGTTAATCGCATCAGAAACAAAAGCACGGGAGGACAAATCATGATTGGAGCAATGGTAGGTGACATCGTTGGCTCACGCTTCGAGTTCAACAACACTAATGATCTGCATTTTGAGCTATTTACTGATGAATGCAGCTTCACAGATGATAGCATCTGCACTTTGGCTATTGGCTACGCTCTTGTGAATGGTATCAGTTATGAGGAAAGTCTGCGCTCATGGTGCGCTATGTACCCAACTCCGATGGGTTCGTATGGTGGTAGTTTTGCCCGTTGGCTTGCTTCTGATAACCCACAACCATATAACAGCTTCGGAAATGGATCTGCAATGCGTGTGTCTCCCGTTGCCTGGTGGTTTGATAATTTGGAAGACGTTCAGCGTGAAGCAGAGAAAACCGCTCTCCCGACGCACAACCACCCAGAGGGCATTAAAGGTGCTGTTGCAACTGCAACGGCTATATTCCTTGCTCGAAAACATGGCAAGGAAGCGATGCTTGCAGCAATGACGCAGTATTACCCGCAATGGGTAGAGCCTTTGCTTGGGCGAAACAAGTTCGATGAGACTTGTCAAGGTACAATGCCCGTAGTGTTCGGCATCATCAGTAAGGCAAATAGTTTTGAGGAAGCCATACGATATGCTATTGCAGTCGGTGGCGATAGCGACACCATCGGGGCAATAGTTGGCTCAATAGCGGAAGCGATATGGGGCATACCGAAAGTTATTTCAGACATGGCTATTAGTTTCCTGCCACCGCTCATCGAGAGTAATGTTGCTGAGTTTTACAAATCATTAGTTCAAAGACAAAATGGCAAAGGATGAGTTTATAAAGCAATGTCGGTATTATCGAGGACAAAAAGAAAATCCAAATGCAGGCGATCCGAACATGGCTTGGTTTTGGGATATGGAGCGTGTGTATGTAGAGAACAATGGCAAGTTTGACGGGGAACGTGATGTTTACAAAGCCATTCATGGCAAAGAATATCCCGGTATTCCGTTTAACCTGCTTATGGTCATGTTCACGTCTTGGGGTAAAATGACATACGACATTCAGAAAAGTATCGGTGATTTTTACAAACTCATTGATGAGTATCTGTTTATCCCCAATGACCATTTCCCAGAAAATGAAATCCCCAACAGAATGTAATACGATACAATAAAGGCTGCACTTGAATGATGCAGCCTTTATTGTCCTTAATATCCGATGTCGGCATCAGCAATGTATGACAAGTCTTTTATTTCTTGCCCGATTACTTCACAGTCGATGTAGGTTTTACCGTCAGCATTATAAACTTTGGTGATCCTCATCTTTGTGCCACGTTGGAATAATGTTTCATGCTCAGTACTGAACGATGTGAATTTCTCGATACCGTCCCATGAACGACCTGCGCCATTACCATACGCACTTATCGGTTCGATATACGCTGCCTTTGCGCCTTTTGGGGCATAAATATTGAGAATAACGCTTTTGTGTCCGAAGCCTTGTCCTTTTCGGCTACCCGTTGACATAAAGCCACCTTCTTGCATTACCATACCGACAAGGTCTTGCAAGTCGGTCGGCATTGTTCCTCCTGCAAACTTTATTCGGGAAGCGATAACACCCATTCCATCATCACCACGAGTAAACCACATGTCGCACGGTAATTCGTTTCTGTCAATGTACGATGTGATATTATCCACACGCTCTGTAAATTGTTTTCTTGTCTGACTTCCGATGTAATGCCGTCCCTGCAAAGGCTCATTTATATTGCAGTAGTGACTCGTGTACTCGTAGGTCTTATCCTTTTCAAGTTCGGTTGCAGCACGCCATGCCTTTCCTGCCGTATCGTGGAGCGTATCATCTGCAAGTTGCCCGTCTGACTTATCCCAAACAGCGTTGTTTTTCCGCTCAGCAGTGTACGCATCATCGCCAAAGTCTGTGCCGACAATTCCTTTCTTTTTCTTTCTTGCATCAGCAGCCTTTTTGAGAGCTTCACGCTTCGCTTTCATGTCAGCGACAATATTTTGTGCGTTTGCCTTGTCTTGTGCGCTGATAGCGGTCTCTAATTGGCTGATAAGGTTAAGATATGGTGCGCTCTTGGTCTTGAATGTCTTGGCTTCTTTCAATACATCGTCAATGTTCTGCCAATCAATGGCATCAAGAACTTGCTCGTACTTCTGTTTGTATGCAGCTTGCGACACTTGCCATGTCTTGTACTTGGATTGTACGTTGTGCATATTACCGCCCAGGAAGTCATCCCACTCGAATTTGAGTTTCTTGGCTTGCTGTTCAAGCGACAAAGACGACCACGCATTGATTTTGTTCTCCACCGCATCGAACACTTGATGCAGTTCTGCCGATGTAAACTGCTGCTTCCATGTATGCACGTCTGGTATGAGAACGGACAATGCCTTTTCGTCTTGCTTGATGGCTGCAACTTGCTTTGCAATGGCACGGGCTTCGGTATTTGCCAAAGACACGTTCTTTGCATTGATGTATTCCTGCAAGTTCGTGAGGTCGATTTCGGGATAGTTCTGTGCCACATTTGCGACATTGGTAGCCATCTTGATAATCTTTTGGTTCTTGATGGCACGTTCTTTCCAACGCTTGCGTATGGCTTCCCGTTCCTCCTCTGTCTTGACACGGATTTTCTTTTTCTTGTTGATGTAGTCTTGGTTGTCCTGCACCCAATACGGCATAGATGTGGTAGTCTCGACACGCTCTTTGTTTTTGTCCCACCACTCGTAGAACTCATCATTTGGCTTGCGTACCATATCCCTGCTCCGCTTCGGTTCTTCGCCGTTCAGAATGGCTTTCTGCATTTCGTTGAACTCGTCATTTGAAGCAAGTATAGGAACGACAAAGCACCTGCACTGAGGATGCCACCCCTTAAAGACAAAATCTTTGGGGTAAACGCCCTTAGTACTGGTGTCGTCATTATTGGCTGCTGACAAGTCATCGCAAATGTCGGGTGCCGGGTGATGATTGGAACGCTTGACACGATACCCGACAACGAAGTCCATACGCTGCCATCTGTCTTGCTCTGCACTTCGATACGCCATGTTGGTTTCAGTACGGGTAAGGCGCATTGCATTCTTGTATGATGAACGATACACGCCCTTGCCGGGGTGATAATTGCGAGGGTTGAAGTTCTCCCACGTTACTGCCCCCGTCTGTGGGTCAATCACCTTGCGTTTCCATCTGCGCCCGTAGATTGGCTTTTTGCCGATGACCTCTCCCGTTTCCTCATCGATGATATCTTCTTCACCAACTTTGACACGGAAGCGTCTAAACATCATGTCGGGGTTTTGCAAGTACTGCCGTACCTTTCTGCTGACGGTGGCTGCGCTATCTCCCTGCCCGAGAGAGACCGTAAGAGCCACTTCCATTTCAGTTTTTAGGTTGCCGACATACTTCCACACGTTTTGCGATAGATTAAGCCCACCATAGGCTGATTTGCGCTTGAAGAAACTATCCATTGCTTGTTGGTTACGGCTGAACCAACGGGCAAAGTGATTGTCTTCATTCAGACCTTTTCCGAAAATCGACTCAATCAACGCATCGCATGAAAGGTTGGCGTACTCCCATTCAGAAGTAACGCCACCCTTGATTTCATTGTACACGGCTGAATACAGCCCCCGTAAGATGCTATTTGCCTTTTCGGATAACTTTGTATTATCTCCGAAAGAAAACGCCCCGGATGCGCCCAAATCGCCCGTAGCGGTCAATTTCAACAACTCATTGACTGCCGTTGCGTAATGCTGCCGTACCTTGTCGGCATATTGCTCCGTTCTTGTGAACAGACCAGCAGCGTATTTGTCAAAGTCGATTTTCTTCTTTTTAGCCATATTCAGTGCTTTTTCTGAAACTTGTCACACCCATCACGCTTCATAAAACGGCTTCGGTCAGTATGGAACGGACAACGGCACAATATCATGTGTCCATCTAATGCAGGACTGTGTGGTTCGTATGAATGCTTGCAGTCCTGGCAGTCGGGCTTGATGATCACCTTTGGTTTTGGTTCTTTCTTTGCCATCACTCAGCCCCTCCGAAAATGTCATCTTGGTTCTGGTTCTGCCCGAACAAATCACGCTGCCGTTGTGCTGACTGCTCTTGCTCTTTCTGCAAACGCTTCATTTCCAAAGCGTGGTCTTTGATGATTGGATTGAGTTCCACTGCACCCTCTGTTGATAGCATTTCGGCATCCTTTGCCTTTGCAATGTTTTCGATTACTTCCTTGATGTCCTCTCCGAATGGCTCTTGAAACTCATGGGCAATGGTCGTGTTCTCACACTCTGATTTGAGTGCAATCTGCAGCACGTTACCGATGATTGCAAGAATAAGGTTAGATGTGCGGTCTAACAGTTCATCGTGACTTTCCTTGTGTCGGCTCGCCTTGATGTCAGCAAGCAGCATCATCTGCTTTAATGCCTTTCCCGACACGTTGGATAAGCCTTTCATATTGTCGAAGTCGATGTTAGGCGTGAATGTCTTGGAGAGAATGTGCTTTTGCAACCATTCCACTTCCTTCTGCTTGCTGTCAGGCGCACTATCCCATGTCAGATACTTTGCATACTTGGAGACATCGTCCACGTTGTTTCCACGGATGCGCAATGTCTTGTTCTCGTCTCCCTTTTCGGGCATATTCTTGATGATGTCCTCATGAATGAGGAACATAGGATCAGAGAAATAGTCGTTGGTGTCTGCTGTTCGTGAACCAATGTATTCTTCACGCTCAATAAGAGGTTCAACTCCCGTCCATTCCTTTTCCTGCTGAAACAGAATAACGGGTATTTTCCCGATAAGGTTTTCTTCAGCGACCACTTCCCATCCCGTGAGAACTCGCTTGCATCTGTATATCACTTCGGGAGTGAATATATCGAAGTGATATGCTGTTGATGTGCTGTCTTCTTTGACATAATAGCCCCATGCGAATGACACAAGATTTTCGTAGATGTCCCAACGGGCATAAATCTCGTCACCCTTGCTTCGTGCCAATACACGGATTTGCACATCGGGCTTGCCATCATTGTTGCGGAAGACACGGAACAGCATTGCAGACTGCGTTTCAGCTCCTGCAAGACGTTTACACTGCCTAACCTTGCTGTCGAACCGTGTATTCTTGATAACTTCCTTAAAGGCTTCGAATGCCTTTTCTCCCGTCTCTCCTTGAAGCGTCCACTTGACGGGGCGACCGTAGATAAACACGACCGATATTTCGTTGATATACTGAGGATAGTTCAAAGGCAGTTTCCATCGCTTTACAATACCCTTGCGCTGTCCCAACTTGTTTCTGACGATCTTGTCTTGACGCTTGTTGATTTCATGTGTACGTGTGTCATACTCCATCATCGCTTCGGCTGTTTCTTCTTCCCGTGATTGAAACAGTGACTTGACACGGGAAATGTCCTTTGCCTTGATGAGATCGTCAAACTCCTGGTTTCTTCCAACTACTGCATTCAGATAGTTGGTGAACATTTGAAAATAACTCATAGTCTTCTTTTTTTTGAATTGTTAAAATGGTATCAAGTCATCTACCTCCACATCTTCGGGCAAATCAATATCCGAATTGTCTGAGAAGTAGTTAATAGCATAACCCAGTAAGTCCACATATTCATCGTGGGCTTTAGCAGGGAAGCCACAAATCTCATCTATAAACTCATCATTCCATTCACCCTCGACAATATAGACACGCCCACACTCGACCTTTGGTGCTACTGCATGAAGTCGCACGCCCTTTGGGTCTTTGGGTGTGGGTGTATATGTCACGTTTAGGCTTGTTGAAACTTCAAGCTGCTGTACTACCGATTTGCCGTTTGCCTTTGGCTCAACTCGTAGCGTACTTTGTGCGCTGTCGTAGTCATTGGCATATAGATAATCGGGAAGAAGCTTCAATAGGTCGGGGAATGATTTCCACACCTTTTTAGCACACACGATATAGATGTTGTTCTTAATTTGGCAAGCTCCGATAATGCCCGATGGGTCATTGTCGGTTTTCTTCTTCTTTTCGTCATAGGCGGTATCAAGAAAGAAGTGCATGGTCTCACGGAAGCGCAAAGCTCTGAAATCTGTAAACGATATCTTTCTGAACCAATTCTCCTTGATGATGTTACCGCCATCTGCTGTAGGCGTCTGCATATACTGCCCGGCATAACCTCTGCTACCTAAGTCTGTTTTGGCTTCATTCAGAACGTTTCTGTTAAGTCTCCTTGCGTCCAAAAGTCCATCAACATAGTTTGCACGGAGTGAAGAAGGCTTCACATCGTCACAGTCTTCTGCAGGTAGGCAGATGTGCCTGATATTGTCGCCTTTCTTTTTCAGCAAGTAACCCGTAACATCGTCTTCATGTAATCGCTGCATGATGGTCACAACGGGCGTGTTGGCTTTGTCCACCTTACGGCTTGAAAGCGTCTTTGTGTGCTCGTTGGCTTGCACTCGCATTGACTCTGACTCTGCCTGCTTTGGGTTTACGGGGTCGTCATTGATGATAACGTGGGCATGGAAACCCGTAATGGTTGCGCCCGTAGAAGTGGCGTAACGATATCCCGTCTCCGTGTTTTCGTAGTTCTGCTTTCCCGATTTATCCTTTCGGATTTGTATGTTCGGGAAAAGTAACTGAAACTTGTCAGATAGAATGATGTCCTTTGATTTGGTAGCGTGTTCAATGGAAAGACCACCCGAATAAGAGTTTGTGATTATTCGGATGGTCGGGTCTTGCGTCCACAACCACACGGGCCACATAATGGTTACGATGGTTGATTTGGTTGTGCCTGGTGGAATGTTCACGATAAGGTCATACGGCTTTGGCTCTCTGCGCACAATAGACACAGAGAGCTTCTGCAATTCCTCACACAAGAACGGAATGTGCCAATTAAAGACTGGCGTTTCCTTGATGATTACATCCCAAAATGTCTTCACAAAGAAAAAGAAGTCTTTACGGCACTGCTCCGCTACAACTTGTAGAGCGAGTTTCGTATAATCTAATCGTTGGATCATTCTTCTTTCTTGTTGATAATATCAAGTCCGATACCGAGCAACACTTCACGCTGCTCGTCTGTCAGCTTGGAAAGGTCTATTTCAGAACTCTTGATTAAATCCTTGCCGTCCTTTCCCGTGATTTCGCTGCGCTCTGTATAGCCACGGTCTTTCATCTGCGTTTTTGCGTAGAAGATTATCATCGTGGTATCACCCTCCTTCATTTTCTTCAAGATAAGGCTTTCGGCAAAGTCCTTTTGCAGCTCCTTTACATCGTCAGCCTTTTCTTTGAAATCGGGGTCTTCTCGATAGTATCGGTAATATGTCATTCGTGATACGTTGCACGCACGACAAGCTGATGCCACGATGCCGCTGTTCTTGGAAAGCGCATCGAGAAGGTCTTCCTTTTCACGGGCAACCCTCTCGTCAATATTCTGTGTGTCACGTTCTGCCATGCTTTTTCTTTTTGTCTCTGTTTTGAACATCACGATACAAATCACCGACAAGGACACGATATGAACGCTTCTTCGGGTCTCCTGCAAGCAACATCTGATACATTTTCTGATAGGTCTTGACCGTTGTTGCTTCTGTGCATCGAGCGTAAACTTTCTTGGCTACTTCATAGCCGGGATAGTCATCCGGGTTTTGCGCTGCCTTTTTCATTGTTTCGATGAACATCTGCTTATAGTCCTTACCTTTCTCCAAATCAAACTTGTTGTCCTGCTTGTAGCCAACGAAAGGAGCTACACCTACATTCTTGCTGTTGTGCAAGTCGATGGAGACGGGCACCCAAACACGGAACTTGGTAGGCTGAGTAATACCGTCAAATACCTGCGCATTAGCCTTCATGCCGAAAAGAAGACTGAGTGCCGAGATAACGAGAAAAAGTTTAATTCGATTTTTCATCGTTCTTTTGCTTTTTAAGATGATAAAATTATTCGTTGATAGTCTCTAATTCCTTTTGCGGAAGAAGTCGTGAAATCACACCGGACAAGCCAATCGTGAGCAGTGAGCCTGCTACAATCATAGGCGTAATTTTCATAAGGTTACCTACTGCGAAGATTGGCAGACCGACAACGATACTTGACAATATGCCGTAGAAGATACCTCTTTCAGTCATTCGCTTGCCATTGATAGCAAAGATGGTCGGGAGCATAACCGAACTGCGAAGTGTTCCGTAGAACAAGAACAGATAGGTGATTGTAAGACCCGGAATGTTCGCAACTGCGATAGCCAAAATGCAGACTGCAACCATAACCATTCTTGCAATGCTGATTGATGAATAGGTTTTGCCGTTGATTGTCACGTTCTCTCCGTCAGACTTGCCCTTTGAGATACGCATAACAACATCGTGTCCTGCAACCGATGATACAGCACAGAAGATACTATCAACTGTTGAGATAAGCCCTGCAAGTATCATCAAGAAGAACAGATACAAGAACCAACGGGGACAGAAAGCGATAACCGCACCCACATTCACGAGTTGGGTATCTGCAATGTCAAGTCCTGCTCCTGCTGCAAACAGACCGAAACAAGCAAGCGATGTCGGCACGATACCGAAAATGAACGCTGCCGAAATCATGGTGCGCTTCACTTTGTCCTGCTTTACACAGAACACACGCTGCCAAAACATCTGGTCGCCAAATGTACCCGAGAGCAAGCCAATGGTAGTTGGCAGACCGAAAGCCAACATCACGGCAATGCCCGTCTTTTCGAATAGATGGCTGTAATCACCCGTGATGCCACCGAGACCGCTAACAAGTGTATCGAAACCTACATTTGCGGTCATTATCGGGAGACCGAGCAACAGCACAAGAGCAATAAAGCCCATCTTGGCAAAGTCTGTCGTTACGCTTCCACGGATGCCATTTGTCAGTGAATAGAGTAGTGGAACGATAGCCAATACCAATGTCGTTGTGAAGAATGGCAGTCCCGTAATCTTATGGAAGATGGTTGCTCCTGCCAACAACTGCACGGCAAGCGAGCAAATCTGCAATCCGAAACTCTCCACGAGGAACATGTTATGCGCTCTCTTGCTGTACTTCTCACGGATATAGTCGCTGAAAGTCCAACCATCGGGACGGAGCTTGCGCATCTTGTTAGCGAAGAACGCAAACAAAATCATCGTGAGAATATTCGGCACGACAAACCAAAACATTCCTGCGAAACCTTGCGTGTACGCCTTTTCCGCTGCCGTGAACATGGACGGTGCCCATACCCACGTTGCAGCCATCGAGAACGCTGTCAGTAACCACGGGGTAGAATGTCCTGCCGCCAAAAACTCCTCTTTCGTCTGTCTGCGCTTTCTCAGACAAACAACGATTAAACTCATCACGACAAAGAACATTGCGATGAGCAGCCAACCGTCTAATTGTGTCAAAATCTGCATAATTAAATTTTTGATTGATGTAACATTTGTTTTAACTTTTTGCAAAGGTAATCATATTGCGCTCAATAAGCGCACGTTTGCGCCCCAAAAATGGGTCTTTCAGCCCAAATAAGCCGTAACCACCTTGATGAATTGCTCCAAACTGCGCACGATGACGTACTTGTTTCCACACATTGCTGCAATCTTTTCCCAATCCTTTTGTCTGTCAGACTGTCTGCCCGTTGCAGTCTTGAACTCGATACAAAGAGAGCCGTACCCTCGCCTTGATACAAGCAATATCATGTCCGCAACACCAGGCGTAACACCCTCCGCTTTCATAATGCTTGCTTCAAACTTACCACGCTGTCCTCCATTAGGCACAGCAAACAGAAGCGGTGCAAACTGATTGTATTGGTAATCGAACCATCGTTTGCACGCTATCTGTATCTTACTTTCGATATGTCTCATGTCGTTCAGAATGGCAAATCATCGTCCTCTTTCTTCTGTCCGGTCGGCTGCGGTTGTTGTGGCTGATACGCTTGCTTCTGCTGTGTCGTTGGTTTGTTGTCCAACATTTCGAGCAATTCAGCATTGATTTCCATGATTGTACGCTTCACTCCGTTCTTGTCATCGTAGGAGCGTGTACGCATCTTGCCCTCAACAAAAACCTTTGAGCCCTTTTTCAGATAGGCTTGTACAACTTCTGCGATGCGTCCGAAACACACAATGTTGTGCCATTCCGTTCTTTCGGGGACTTGCACCCCGTCCCTTGTGGTATAACCTTTCTCCGTTGTCGCAACACTGAATGAAGCGATAACGCCATTCCGTCCTTGCGTGATTTTAGGGTCTTGCCCCAAATGCCCGATTACTTGTGCTTTGTTTAACATTGTTGTCTTGATTTGATTTTTCTTTGTATTGCCCGTATTTATTAGTAGAATTATATATTATATACTTACTACTATATCTACTGAATAACTAAATATCAGTGCTGTTGTATCTGAATTTTGTGAAGTGGATTATTATCCCTTGGAACAGCGTAGCGTTGTGCGCTCCTTTGCCAAAGAAGAAATCCACGAAATCATCCCATTTCAGACCGTCATTCTCTGCCAACTTCTTCACATCGTTGTAAGGTTTGCCGTTTATCACGGCTCTCACTTTCTTTGTGTCGGGGTCGTATGCCATTGATATTCTCTCGTAGCCAACATCTTTTTCATACAGACCTATCTCGTCTTGTGGCGAGTGGTACGGAACGCCCGTCCACTGCCGTAGCGACACGATATGCGTTCCGTTGATAACTTTGTCAATGTTGTGTCTCCACCTCTCGTAGCCCGTGCGTATGGTGTGGATTTTCTGCCCATTCTTGATGCTGCGCTGAAAGAATGTCTTTACCCCTGCCCGTTTGTGGGTCTTGGGAAAAGTCTTTGATAGGCTTATCATTACTCGCTTCTTCATCATACTTTTCCCTCTTTCCTTTCATGTTTCTTAATCCATTCCCTTAACCATCTCTTTTGCTTTTCGGTAGCAGGGTAGCAACTTGTTATGAAGCCGTAATGATAAGTGTACGGTTCATGTTGTAGTTGTCCACGAGCATTGTCAGCATAGGCTTCATAATAAACTTCTCCTTCTGCACCAATGTGATGAATTAAGACGAGTGAGTCGTCTGACGCATGAACAATGTCTCCACGATTTACCATGTTAGCTTCGAGCTTAAAGCGGAACTGCCTACGAAGAAAATCATTTTGCTTGATATATGCTTCCATTTCCTCTTTAGTGTGCTCGCCTTCCCAAAGGAAATCAGTGTGACAACCACCGCGTGCATCATCAACCGACCAAGGAACTGCATACACAGACCACTCAGAACCGAATAATTTTGCTTGGCTATAAGTGCCATATTTTCTTATCCAAATAAGCATAGCACCATCTAAACGCGCCCAATCGTCAAATTTTACATTAGGCAAATCAGAATTGATAGGCTGAGCATAATGTCCAGCACAACCATTTGTTCCGAAATAAAACATTCGTTGTTTCTTTTCCATGTTGTTTTGAGTTATGTTATTCTTTTACTTTAATCCGTAGGCTCGAAGTCTGTGCACCCATCTTTCGGGAGTGTCATAGGATTGTATCCTGCTTCATGGAGTGCTTCCTGCATTTCATCCGAGAGCTTGATATTGTTGAATAGTTTGCGGTTTGTGCGCTCGCATTTGTTCGGGTCGAACTTCTTGCTGTATTTGATTTCTTCATCATCCCACGGGCGAAAACCACTATAATAGATTATCCGTTCCTTGTTGTCTGCTTCCACGCTTGGCTGATAATGCTTGCAGTCATAACACAATGGTCGATTCTCTGGGTTTTGTGGGCATCTATGAGCTTCATGCTCTAAGCAAGCTGACTTCATCATATAGGCCTTTCCGCAATGCTCACATCTGTATGCTTGTACTTGTTTCATATCACACGAATAAGTTATGCTGAATACGTTTTAATACTTTCTGCTCCGCATCGGCACAGAATTTCTTGTTTACCTCAAAGCCGTATGCCTTGCGCTTCATGTTGGCTGCTGCAAGTAGTGTTGTTCCACTTCCTGCACACGGATCAATCACAACATCGCCCTTATCCGTGAAAATCTCGATAATGCGCTCCAACAATGGCACGGGCTTCTGCGTCGGGTGTACCTTTGGCGTTGTCGTATCATATCCCCAATCAAAGCAGTTGAATACCATGCTGCCGTCATTGTTGAATTTTGGCAACTTGTCACGATAAAGGACAAGCCCGTACTCGCAATTCCCGACTATCTTCATGTTGGCTTTCAGAACTTGTGCTGAGAAGTTCTTGCGGAACACGAGATTGATATAATGCTTCAAACCGTATTTCTTACCCAATTCGATAAACTCAAACTGCTGTTCAAAGGCACAGAACAAAACCATACATGGTGCCACGTTCTTTCCTTTGGGCTCTTTGATTAGCATCTTGGAGCAGAAGTGCATGAACTCTGCCGGGCGAAATTCGCTGTCAGATGAGAAGAACTGCTTTCCTGCCTTGTCGCTCTCTCCTTTGGTGTTGTCCCCATCCACATACCAAACGGGGTTTGAAGCATAGGCATTCTTGCCGAGAACATACGGCACATCTGTCAAAATGAGCTGCGCCTTTGGTATCTGGTATGATTTGTAGTTCTGAAAACTATCATTGAATAACTGAATATCTTTCATTGTCCGTCAAAGAGTGATGGCTGCTGCCGATGGTTCAAAATGTTATTTGCTCTCTGTATTTCACTATCCACCTCACGTTCCAACTGCTTGCTCTCATTAAGCACCGCTTGGCTCTTGGTGCGGAAATACTCTTTTTGTTTGTCCCTCATACGCTCAACCAGGCGGAAGAACTGATATGCTCGTTCACTGCTCATGCTTCGCTTTATCTTTGTAATAAAAATACCAATCGTATAAGCCCCAATAAGAAGTATCAACATCATCTTCCTTCAACATTCTGTAACGTTTTGAAATAATTTCACTAATTGCCGATGCTATAACTTCTGCCCTTTTCTTTTCGATAAGGCGTTTGTATGACTTTGTCTTTTTGTACACGTTCGCTCTTATTCGGATCACGTTGATGGTTTCGATAATGATAATTGCTGCGATTGATACGAAAGCAATCCATCCGAGTATAACGATAAAATTCATGCTGCTTGTTTTATTAAGTTGATATTCTTGTTTACTAAGTTGATGATTTCTTCGTGGTATGGCGTGTTGGTGTTCTGCACCCCTCGACTTTGTACCACCTTGAAAGTTTTGAGTGAGACCTCTATTGTTTCGATACGTTTGCCGTCGGCTGCGCTTCTTGCAGTGAGGATAAGGCTATCTTTGCGCTTGTAGTAGCCCATCGCAAACACGCAATGGTGCATTTTCTTACCCTCTTCTGCCATGTCTGCTACGGACTGAATGACCGTGATAACTACATTCTCATCACCGAAACAGATGCCGAAATACTTTGCCTTGTCGGCTCGATATTGTTTTTCCCACTTGATTGCTTCCTTGCGCTTGCGTTCCTGCTCACGCTGTGCTTCGATACGTTCCTTGCGCTTCGCAAGCGTATCGTGTTCGTGCTTTAGGTTCTTCGGGCAAACGTAGTGGGCGTTGTGCGTATCAAGATGGAAGTAAGACAACAAGTCGAGATAGTCAAACCACATCGATGCGTCCTTGACGATGTATTTGTTCTTGTTGGCAATTCGTATTGAGTGAGCGTATGGCATACAGAACTCACGATAGCCCCGTGCGCTTTTCCATGCCAACAACCCATATTGTCCGTTCTTTGCCAGTATTTCGGCTTCTCTGTCCGTCAGCACTAATTTCATTGTCTCACAAGCCGAAAGGCTCTTACAGCGTCTCGTATAGCCGTTACGGCGAAGTATCGGGAGTATGCTGCCATTCGGATAGATAAATTCAGCGTTGATGTCGTACTTGTCGGGATTGTAGCTTGCACGAATGCCCTTTCTGTCCTTTATGCTCATTGGCTTATCAAAATCCCACGCATCGTAAATGTGGGGGATGCACTTGCAGGGTCTCGCCATGATTGTTTCGCTGCCATCGGGAGCGATCCAATTCTGAACAGCTTCATGGATGGTGTACTCTGGAGCATTGCAAGTGAACACATGATTGCCGACCTTGTACATTCGTTTCTCGATAATGAAGTGTCGGCACACTTGGAAACCCTTGCAAGTGGTGAGTATCGTGAAATACCAACTTTCCGATATTTTGCGCTTACGGCTGTTTTTCAGTGATAGCCTTGTGCCACAATAGGGACAGGTGGCTTCGTCTCCTACGAGAGAAATACCGAGCTCAGACGATGCTTTAACGTGAACCATTCCACAATGGGAACACCACACTTCGCCATTTGTGAAGTAACCGACCTTATCAAAGCAAGTGTCGATTGCCCATTGCTTCTGCTTGTCTGTTATTGCAGGAAGTTTTGCGCTCAGTCCTGCAACCAGTCTTTCTTTTGCGTTCCGTGGTCTCATAACTCGTCCTCCCCGAAAAGTGATGCCGAGAAGATTTTCTGCTCCTGCTCATGCGCCTTACGCTTGGCTTCTCTGCGTTTCTTGGCTTGTTCCTTTGCTTTGGCTGCTTCCTCATCGATGCAGCGTTGTTTGTATGTTTGAATGGCTTGTGCCTTGATTTCTGCCTTTTCCTCGTCCGTCAGTTCAACTGCAGACGGATTGACTTTCACACGCTCGTTTCTTGGCAACTTGGAAACTTTGATGTCGTCCTCATCGTAGTAGTGAACAGCCATGCCGAACACTTCCTCGTCCGAGAGATATACCATGTTGCCTTTTTTGCGAACTTCACCGATGATGTAGTCAAAACATTCATCGATGCTCTTGTTTTGTTTTGCATAGGACGCTGCAAACAGCGTGTCATCTTGCGCCCGTTTGTCGAGGTATGCCTTGATAGCATCCTTGACACCGTTCTGATTGTTGTTTGATTGATTACTCATATCTGTATTGCGTTTTTGAATTGTTATTTGTTCAGTCTTATTTTTAGTTCTGCCTTTATCTGTTCGGGGCTGTAATTGCCCTTGAAAAGGTCTTGGTTCTTCACCCACTCGTAAGGGTTGATGTCATATTCTCTGAGCAAAGCACGGAAACGTGCGACTTCCTTGTCCTGCTGCTCTCGCTCTATTTCCTCTTGTCGCTTGCGTTCTTCTTGCTCGTACTGATACAACTTCTCGTTGCGCTCTCTGCAAAAGTCCTGCAACGCTTCTGTAATGACAATGCCATCAACAGCACCATAAAACTTGCCGTATTTGCCACTCTTGAACAGAAGAAAGAAGTGCATCAGCTCTGTTACTTTCAGAAAGTGGAACGTGGCTATGATAGTCTTTGCAAGCATATCAATTTGTGCCGTATCGAGTTTGTCTTTCACACCGCTAAACTCTGACAAGTTGCGTATTTGGATTGCAAGCCACGTTTCAGTGATATTCTTGCCGAATGCTTCGTTCAGCACGTTCAATGTCGGTGCTTTGCCCGTATATACACGCTGCAAGTCTGCGCAATAGTCGTACTGCATATCGGGATTGAACAATTTGAGGAAGTTATCACTCGTCTTGTACTTCTCCCTGCAAGCCAATACCGCTGAGTTTGCCTGCGATGTAGTTGGCAAAGTCTGCGTCTCGTTGTGCTTTCGCCACTGCGGTAGCAGACTGCCCAATATCTGAGGTTTTGCCATATTGTTGCTGTTTTTGATATTCACCGACCACCCAATTCAGAATGGCTCGATAATCTGATTTGTATGATGTTCCTCTTGCTGCCTTGTAGTTATCTAATTTTTGGATCATCCAATTTGCGCCATCCTCACCATGCGCTGCGACCAACTTTCCGTACTCTTCTTCTGTCAGTAACACTTCGGGGGCGTAACGATGTTTTTGTGGCTTTGACGGTGGCTTCCGTTTCACTTCTTTTGGTTCTGCCGGAGGTGATATTTGCCCGAATAAGTCTTGCTGTATCGGCTTCGGTTCTTCGTCTGCGACTTGATACTTCTCAAAGTTCAATATCGTTATGATGCTTACCACGTTTGAATTTGATATTGATATCAGTCCGTCACCGACAAACCCTTTTAGTCGCTTTAGAACGGTGGGGACGGAGAGAGACCACCGATAAGCCAAATCTCGTGTCGATATTGCTATTTGACCTCTCTCCACAACCACCTTGATGCCACGGATGGTAATCTCTTTTGGCTTCACTTCTGCAAGCAAGATGAGGTCAATCCAACACATCGGACGGTTGAACTTCTCCCCAAAGTAGCCTTGCATATCATTAGTGATGCCACGATTTATCTTTATCCATCCTGCCATATAGTTTCTACTTTTTCAGTTCCCAACCGAGCATGAAATCAGCATATATTTCGATAAACTGCTTTCCTGCATACTCTGCCAAATCGTCAGTTTTGAAGGCAAGCCGAGAACCGACGTACGCATCGACGCTAGCGGAATCGCTATTCGAGTACGCAAACGACACACCGCCACTCGCACTCGCACTGTTGCTCGACCGATAGACCACACGGGCCCTTGTTTTTTCGTCCATTTCGTCTATCTCGTCTTTGGTATAGAGAACGAAGTAAGGAAACCATCTGTATTCTCCTGGGATGAATTGTGGTTCCCATCCCTCGTTTAGTGCTGCCACGATGATGCGGAGCTTCATGTAGGCGATGATGTCCTTGTTGTCGTTTGCCACCTCTGCGTCTCGTAGGTTGGTGTTCTGATATGCCAGTACCAAAGGGTGGTCGCTGCCCAACTCTTTGCAAGCATCTTCAAAGGTCTTGATGCGTTCTGTGATGTCCTTTGACTTGAACGTGTCTTTGCCGAAAATGATTTCAAGCATTGCTTTCTGCTCGTCTGTTGCTGAGCCGTAGGCGTTCAGTACGTTCTCTTTATTGATGTTCAGTGTTTCGTTGTTCATCGTCTTGTTTCTTTAACTTGTTAATGATTATTCTTGTTTGTCTCACGGCATTGTAGAGCCGTGTATTGGTTCTCATTGCGTCCTCATTCAGATTGGCAAGAATGAGCGGAAAACACCTAATGAGTGTCGATATTGTGCTGTTCGATACACTTCTCATCTTGCTGTCCTCCAATTCTTGTCTGGTTCGGGAATGGTTACATTCAGAAATTCATCTGCGTAGGCACGGAGCGCATCCACATACATTGAGAACTGCTGAGTGTCCATTGTGGCAGTTGATTTCGGTATCTCCACGATTTCACCCGTTGTGAAGTTCACAACCTTATCTTGTGCCATCTGCTTCTTGAAGAACTCATGCACTTGCTCGACCGATGTAAATTCCCATCCTGCATCGAGAAGCCCGTCAAGCAATATCGGGTAAACACAGCCCCACAGCCAATCATTTTGGTTTAGCGTCCGTCCCTTACGCTGCTTGGTGATGTTTATCATGTAGCAGCCGTTGGATGCTGTACGGAAAAAATCTGTCAATGTCCGTAGGTTGAAGTAACCGTCTATCTTGTCTATCAGAAACCTCATGTCAGTATGGTTTGAGTGAAATATCAATCGTCATTCCTGCGTTGGCTGCATACACAACCTTACCCGTCTGCTCCTGCACTTCCCGAACGAAACGCTGTTCGTCTGCGTTTCCGTCCGACAAGTGAATGAGGATAATGTTCCCGACCTCTGAAAGGTCGTTGTCTGCGAGTATCGCTTTCGTCTGCCCAATCTCCATGTGGGAGTTAATCAAACGTGGGCGCATTGCTTCGGGCATATCCCCATTTGCGATGTTCTCTGCCACGATGTCGTCGGCATAGTTGGCTTCTATCATAATCGTGTTCAGATTAGGGACAATGTAGCCGAATGTCACCGTGTCGGTGATGAATAATAACTTGCCCATATCTGTGTGACTTATGATGTAGCCGAGACACGGAACATCGTGCTTAACGGGCACTGCAAGAATTTTGAAGTTACCGAGCTTGTAGCCACGACCGCCCTCTATGACTTTCGTGAATGGCTTTCCGTCCAATCCATGAGTGCTGAAAACCTCTTTGAGTGCAAGAACCGTCACACCGGAAGCAACCATTTCGGCAACGTGTCCTGCGTGGTCGTTATGCTCATGCGTGATAACAGCCCCGACAACCTTTCTCATTTGCCATCTGAGAGCCTTTTTCACGTTAGCTATCCGTACACCTGCTTCGAGTATCAAAGCCTCCGTAGCGGTCTCTAACACATAGCAATTACCTAAAGAGTTGCTTCCGAGTATGTGAAGGTTCATTGTTCTCTGTGTTTAAGGGTTAATAACCAGGCTCATCTTCTGCATCAGCCATTGGAGTGGTGTCTGCTTGCGGTGCTGCTGTCTGTTCTGTTGCGGTGGCAGTGGTAGTCTCCACTTCTTCGTAACTCTCTGCATCGAGAACAATCTGCTTTTCTGCTCCCGTTGTGGCTTCACGCTGTCTTGTGGCGTTGTCGCCATCCATGTCATCACGCTTGCCGTCATAGAGCCACGCATCATCCGATGAGTTGATGATGGCTTTGCAAGCACGACCGATAACGGTCTTTTTCGCCATTTCCTCTGCAAAGTTCTTGTGGGCAGGGCTACCGCCTTTGGTTGCTCCTTGCCCCCATGCTGCACGGATCTGTGCCATACTCATGATTGTTACCTGAGTAGAGCCGTCTGCAAGTGTAACGAGAGCATACGCACCCTTGATTTTCGAGTTGTCGATGTTATCAATCTTCTGTTCGTGCTTCACGATTGAAATACGGGCAGTCTTGGGATCGATGCTGTAAACGAACTCATCACCCTCATAGATGACATTCGCAACGGGTTCTGTCTTGATACCGCCCGTGCGCTTTGCGAGAGCGATAGTACCGAAGTATGAACGCTGAAACTCCAACTTGTTTCCGTACACGATGAAGTAGCCTTGCTTCTTGGAAACAGCCAGACCTTGCAGAACCATGTCGAGCAGTGCGTTTGCGATGCTCTCTTTGGTGCAAACCGAGAGAGCAGGCTGACCGCTGCGGTCTGTTGTGGCTTGAAGAATGAGCCATGCACTCTTCATGTGGTTCTCTACTGAGTAGTCCTTTGGAAGTACCATACCTCCCGTTTTCTGAAACTCCTCGATGCGAGTAAGAACTTGCTCCGAAATGTTCTCGTACTTCTGCACAGCCTTTGTTCCGTTGGCTGCTGCTTGTTTTTCGTTTGCCATAATTGAAAATTTATTTGATAAGTATTGCGTTGAAGTGTATTACATAATTTTGAGCGTCTTGCAGTTGGCATCCACTATCAAATTGACGATTTGGGACTGCGTAGAGACGATATCAGACACGCTCTCTCTGTTGTCGATAAATATAGGGGCGATGATGCCGTTTGCAGCGCATATCGCATTTATGATGTCAAGTCCTGCATTTATCTTCATTGCGTTGTTCAAGTCAGAGAACGGCACCCCGTTCACGGTGGCTTCACACGTTTCAATCTCCCCACCGTTGATTTGCTGCTCATACATCTTGAAGCGCACTAACTTGAACATACCGTTGATACGGCTCTCAACGTGTTCTATACGAGCCTTGCAGAACTGCTGAATGGTGAACTCGATACCCTCCAAACGTGCCAGCTCGTCTTGGCTCGTCTTGTACTCGTCTTCCAACTCCTTGATGCGCTTGTTGCTGTTGGCGATGGTCTCTCTGTTGTGGAGCTTTACCTTGTCGGCATTGATGGCTTCTTGATGCTTGCTTTTTAGTTCCTGCAAGTCTGATGTATCGGGAGCGGAAACTTCTTTGTCGAGTTCGGTCTGCAGATTGGCTGCTTTCGCTTTCAGTTCTTGAAGCGTGCTGTCTGCTTCAATCATCGGCTCGATATTTGGCTCTGTCGGCTCTGTCTTGTAACTTGCTGAGTTCTCAATCTCCGCTATCTCGTTGTCAAGTTTGAAGCAGCAGTCATTGATAGCCTTGATTTCTGCTTCCTTGGCTTCGATGGCGTTCTTTGTCTCGATGCCGAGGGTCTTGTTGCTTTCAAGTCGCTTTGACTTGTCGGCATTGAAAGCCGTGCGTAATTCCTCAATCTTGGCATCCACATCATCGGCTTCAAGCGGTCGCTTGCAGGTCGGGCATACGAACTCGTTGCGGTCGGGTTCTGCAAATGTCATTGCCTTAATGTTGCGCCACTCTGCAATCAGCCCCTCACGCTTTTCTTTGAGCGATGCAAGTTCTTTCTCCAAACGGGGCAGAGCGAGACCCTTAACCCGTCTTTCGTTGCGCAATGTTGTGGCACGCTGCACAGCCGTATCGTGCGCTCTACGGCTCTCGTTGTAATCTGCAAGTAGTTTGTCTTTCAATTCAAATTGACGGGCTGTAATGCTGCTCTTAACCTCCGAGAGTTGCTTTGCTACTTCCTGCTTGTGCTTGGTGATTTCATTGAACGCCTTGCTGCGGTCTGCAATCTGTGCGTCTAACTGCGTAATCTCGTACTCATGTACTTTGATATTGGTTTCGATAGCCGACCAATCCAGCACTTCGGGCATATCACGCTTGCGCTCATCAATGCGAGCCGGTATGTTGTCGATACCGTCCTTGATTTTGCGTTTTTTGCTTGCGACTTCTCGTTTCAACTCCTCAACCGTCTTGCCCGAGAGCATACCGACAAGTTCCGAAAATTCGGGGTTCTCATCTACCAGTTCTTGATTGGTAACGTCTCCTGCTAAGTTGATGAGCATACCACGCTGAAAGTCTTTCTTCTGAGAAGTGAAGAACAGCGGATTGGTGATGAGTTTGAAAACCTGCTCGTCGCATATCTCCGAGACTTTGGCTTCATACTCCTTTACCGAGCATGGCACATCGTTGTAGTAGCACTCCACAGCATGACCGCTGAAAGTCTCCACAGCCGAACCTCTTTTCTTGGTCCACTTCTCAACGTAGCACTTTTTGAGGGTGATTTGCTCGCCATCGACAACGAGGTCTGCCGTAACCTCATGGGGAAGTCGCTCAATAGGCTTGCCGTCTGCCCCGATGGTCTTGATGTTGAAGTCCTTGCGGTCGTTGCAGTCCTTACCGAACAGCACCCAACGGAATGCGTCAAATACGGTGGTCTTTCCTGCTGCGTTCGCTCCGTAAATGCTTGTCTCATGTTCGTCAAAATCGACCGTGAGACTGCGAATGCCTTTGAAGTTCAAAAGGGTCAGTCGCAAAATGATGATTTCTTTCATATCGCTTTGATGTTATGTTACTTGTGTGTTCTGCAATAAGTTGTCGCTTTGCTGTTTATCTCCGCTTCCGTTGCTTGGCGGTTTTGGAGCAGCCAATCTTCAATCTCACTCTTGCGGAAAAATATTGTTCCGCCCATAGGTTTGTAGAATGGTATCGCCCTCTGCGAAGTGAGCCTATACAGATGAGCCTTTTTGTAACCAGTAAATGCCGAGCATTCATCTATCGTCAGCACCTCTTTTGTTCCGACCATTACCAGACTTTCAATCCTATCAAGCCGTTCTGTTAGTGCTTTGTATTCTTCTTCTGCCATAGCGTACTAAGTTTTTTGCCTTTTGATTTATAATCCTCGTGATACCATACCCATACCATGCCTGCACACATTGCAGCAAACATTAAGCAGTGCCACATCCATGTCATCAGAAAGCCGATGATTTCAATGATGCCGAGAAGGGCAAAGATGAGCATGAACGCTGCCATCATTATATCTTCAAACCTATCCATATCGCTTAATCGTTTTTGCTTGGAAACAAGCCCTCTACGGGCACACCTAATTCTTTGGCGATGATGTTCTGCACAAGTGGCTCGGGCGTTTGCCTGCCGTTCAACCACATTCGCACAGCGTTCTCGCTCCGCATTGTTACTTCTGCGATGCGCTTTATCCACTTCGTCTTGGGTGGAATATGGTCAAGCCCATCATAAATCTCTTTGAAAGTCTTTGCTTCTGCTATCATTTCTGTTTACTTTATCTGTTTTACATTGCAGACTAACACGTTACCGCTGATGTAGTCGTTGGGGTATATTGCCCTGCGCATCTTGGCAAGTGTGGTCGCCTTGCCGTTCCACTCACACTGAAACTTTCCGTCCTCGTTCACGATCATTACTTCACCATCCCCGATGTGGATAACTTGAATGTAACCCTCGACTACTGCTTGCAGTTCTTCAAGTTGGAAGTCCGTTCCGTTCTTCGGTTCAACCTCAATGGTCGTTCCGTCTGTTTTGATTATCTGTGCCATATTGCGTTGAAGTTGTTTATTATGCGTCAATAAATCGAACTACACCATTCTGGGTGGTCTTGTTCTGCTCAGTCCATCCGAGGTCGTAAGCCATGCCGTCATTTGCAGCGTTATAGCGATACCACTTGTCGTAAACTCCTGCTTGGCAGTCTCGCTTTCCTGCTTCGTAGTGGCGCATTGCAGCACCTTCTCTCGATTTCGCTTCATCGTAGATTTGCTTGATGTAATCTTGAATTGTTGCCATAACTTGTATTTTCTTTGAGTTTTATGTTCTTGTTAGGCGCAAAATTGTTACCTTTGCTCGCAAGTTTGGTTTAATTGCTCGCAATGTTTCATTTGCACGTTGCAAAGGCATGAACTAAATTCATATCTACCAAATAAAATCGGAAGAAAGTTCTAATTTTAACGAAAATAGTTCATAT